CTCAGGTTTGTTCTTGTTGAGCTGCGGCGAGAGTTTCTGCAGCACGCGAATAAAGGGGATGGACATGGTCGAGCCATTGATGTCCTCGAAACCTTCCATGGTATCGTTCGCGTCGAAGATGCCCTTCTTGAGAGTGTCGTTGCTCATGTGTTACTCCTTACTTGATCTTGGTGCTGAAGAACGTGAAGACGTTGGCGACGCCAACGACATCTTGCGCGCGAAGATAGCGACCCTCTGCGATGCCCTCTGCGCGATCGTCGGACCCGATGCCCAGCAGGCGCTTGAAGTAGGCCTTGAGAGTCATGGGGTGCACGCCGCGCTCCGAGTCGTACTCGTACTCGCCCGCATTCAAGAAGTCGAACAGGGCCTGCTGCTTCTCCACGGGCATCTTCTTGAACTGTACCTGCAGTTTGATTATGTCCTCCTCGTCGCGAGACTTGAGGAACTCGAAGAACGCAGGCTTCTTGTCGTCGGGCACAGACACCTGGGCGTCTTCCTTCACGATGACCTTGGACTTGTCGCGAAGTTTAAGCTCAGAGATGCCGTGTTGGAACAACAAGTTGGGTATTGTCGTCTGTGAAACGTTCTGGAAACTCTGCTTGACTGACTTGAGTTCCTCCTCACGACGCTCAATCTCGTCGGCGAGTTCGCGGTACAATACGACCGCCTCCTCGAGTTGCTTGAGTTCGCTGTCCTGAATCTCTTCCGCCTCTACGTTGAGCAAGAACTTAGGCACGTCCATCCTACTGACTCCTCTCTCACTTGCGTGAGAACGTTGTGGTGTAGAGCTCAAAGAGCTCCCTGTGGGCCATGAGAAAACCTATGAAGCTGCGTACTGTACTGACTACCTCCTCCTCGAGCATTGATAGGTCAAGCTTGGCGTCGACGAAGTGGTGGTTGACTAGCTTGTCCGTCTCGCCGTCAAACTCAGCAACCAAGTAGCGGAAGTCGGGCACCTGCTCGTTGAAGCAGTACAAGACATGCTGGAACGTGTCCGTGTAGTGGTCCGCGCCCTTGTAGTTGCCAGTGGTCTTAATGTCCTTGAGTATCGTCGGAAAGTACACGTCGATCTTGCCATATAGACAGTACTCCTGGCCGTCAATAGTCAAGAACGTCTTAGTAACACGTTGGAACTCGCCGCCACGACACTCCTCCACGATCGCGCGGAAGTGCTCAGTGCCCTTAGGTTCCTGCTTAGTGGCTGCGCAGACGGCATCCTCAAAGGACATACCTCTCTGCTGGGCCACGCTAGACTCTGTCCATACGCGAGCTAGTTGATTCTTAAGGTCCTTCGCTGCGCGCTCCTTCCATGAGGCTGGACAATGCTTGAGCCACTCTACTGACCCAACTATTGAGGCAGTTATGAGCCGACTCACTGTTCTACTTCTTTGAGGTGCAGTGTCCTCTCTTCCTGAGCCTTGATATAGTCAAGGTGGTCCTTGTGCTGCTTGACGCCGGTCTTCACCTCGTGGCCCAGGGCGTAGGCGTGCGTGATAGCCGCAAACGCCTGGCCCATGTCCATGCCCTCCTCCTTCGCTCTTCGCTGGAAGGCATAGAAGTCAGAGTCACTCACTATCGCATAAATGCGCTTGAGCATACTTCCTCCCTATGTAGTATACTTTGTACGTACTCGTTCACTACTTCATTAGGCAAAGTGTTAAGCACTCTGTTGAGTCCAGATGGGTGCGGGACGCCAATATACTTGTCGAAATGCCATAAGGGCATCCCGGGTGCGCCGTGCATAACATACTCTTGCGCTACCTTACCCGCAAGCACGACTAGACTAGCCTCATCTAACAACTTGTCCAGTACCTCCTTGTGCTCTGACGTCTGCACGCGACCGTTCCTATACGGATAGACGTTGAAGCCCACGAATCGCTCGGCGAAGTCCGCGTAGTCGTCACAACCTAGCCATAGGCGAAGACGCTCAGCTGCACTCCCGCGCTCCCAAGGTTCACCGCCAAGTGAGCATAACGACTGGCCTAGCACGAGTCTCATGCCGGCCGCCAGAAGTAGAACACCAAGACGACGGCAATGAATAGGACGACTAGTGTCCTGTTACTCACCTGAAACATCATCGACCTCCTCTTCATTGAGTTCAAGGAGTTCTCGCAGGTCTGTGGACTTGAAGTAGTCGTTCAAGTCCCGCCCAGTCTTTATGTTCTTATAGATGTGCTCGTCGATCGTGCCCTTTACGATGATGTCTTTGTAGACGCACGTCTGCTTGACACCTATGCGGTGCGAACGATCCTCTGCCTGCAAGCGATCCTCCGTACGGAACGTGTTGCTGAAGTAGTACTGTAGCGTGGCGTTCTGGAGGTTGAGTCCAAAGCCCGCCGTTGCAGTGTTACCAATGAACACGTCGTACTTGCCTGCTTTGAAGTCCTCGATGATCTGCTTGCGCTCGCCGTCAGGAGTGCCGCCATAGTATAGGCAGCACTTGTACGTGGCCTTCAGTTCGGCGTAGACGTACTTGAGTTCTGCGACGAAGTGGCACCAGACTATGACCTTGGTCGTGTCGAAGTCTACCTCGTCAAGGTCTGCCCTCAGCGCCTCCATCTTTGGGTTCGTCTTACCAATCAACTGACCAGCACTGACTGGGCGCTCTACCCACTCCTTACCGTCGAAGTGGTTCTCAGTGTCAATGTATGGAAAGAAGCCACCAATGACCTGCATGAGGCGCGTGGTCAAGGCTACCTTATTGGCGACCGTGACCTCTTTGCCGTCATACTCTGCGAACAGTTCTTGCTTGAGGTTCTTGTACACGCGCTTCTGCTCGTCTGACAGAGTAACGTAGACGTACTCGTACACCTTGGGCGGGAGGTCTAGGCAGTCCTCCTTCTTGATCGCGAGCACGTCGTTACGTATGAAGTCGCGTAGTTCGTCCAGGCGCTTGTAGCGCGTAAAGACTGGGTGTTGTTCGATCCACCGGACGTTCTTCTCTGACGTTCCAGTCATCACTGCGATCGCCTCGAAGTCGTCGGGCATCAGCTGGCCGCCGCGCTGTTCCTTGATCTTGTTGATCTTGCTGAGCACGATAGCAAAGCCCTTCTCGTCGATAAGCGTGTTGAACTTAGCGCCAGTGTTCGTGTTGACGCCCTTCATGAGGATGCCGTAGCGATGCTGAAAGATGAAGTAGTTGCACTTGAAGTAGTCGTGGTGCAGGAACTCCAGTATAGCCCACAGGTCGAACGGACTCTTGGCTGTGGGTGTTCCCGTCAAGACTGCCCGCTGCCCGTACTTCTCAAGCTTGTGTATCGTCTTAGTGCGCTTGGCGTCCTTGTTCTTGATGCGCGTCGCCTCGTCCACGACGATGAAGGTCTTGTGCGTCTGCACGAACTCCGCGACATAGGGTACGATGGTCTCGCTCTGGAAGGCCTCTACGTTGACCGCCAAGACCTTAAGCATCGGCACAGGCGTCGCGATGAACATCTTAAGCATGCGTGCCCACGTCTTGCGCGAGATCAGGCTCGAGGACCAAGTAAAGGACTTGTACGGCACTGGACAGTGCTTCGGGAACTCATCCCGGAGCCACTGCTCGTGCACGTGGTTAGGCGCGATTATCAACACAGCCTCTATCTGACCGTCGATAAACTTGTGCGCGGCGATGTCTATTGACATCTTAGTCTTGCCTGTGCCCATGTCGGCGAACAAGGCAAAGTACGGCCTGTCCTTGAACCGCTCGAATGCCTTTAGTTGGTGGTCGTAAGGTACTGTCTTAAACGTCACAGCAAACCCGCCTCACGCGCTCTATGTGACCTACGGGCAAATGGCAAAAGTGCTTCGCGTGCTTGTGCGTAGGTAGGGTCGTCGCATAATAGGGAACAGAAGTGGGCCGCGAGTTGCTGGGCAAGATGCTTATCAACTTTTACGCCTATAGACCCGCACCAGAGTGGCCAACAAGCAAAATCTAGGTCAGCGCCCGTCAGGTCGGCGCCCCTAAGGTCGGCGCGCGTCAGGTTGGCGCCCGTCAGGTCGGCGTCCAGTAGGTTGGCGTCCCTAAGGTCGGCGCCCCTAAGATTGGCGCCCAGCAGGTTGGCGCCCGTCAGGTCGGCGCCCCTAAGGTAGGCGTGCGTCAGGTCGGCGTCTATCAGGTCGGCGCGCGTCAGGTTGGCGCCCGTCAGGTCGGCGTCCAGTAGGTTGGCGTCCGGCAGGTTGGCGTGCATCAGGTCGGCGCGCATCAGGTCGGCGCCCGTCAGGTTGGCGCCCCTAAGGTAGGCGCGCGTCAGGTTGGCGTCCGTCAGGTCGGCGCGCATCAGGTTGGCGTCCATCAGGTCGGCGCCCGTCAGGTTGGCGCGCATCAGGTTGGCGCGCATCAGGTTGGCGCGCATCAGGTTGGCGCGCATCAGGTTGGTGTCCGTAAGGTTGGCGCCCTTAAGGTCGGCGCGCGTCCCGCCTTCTAAGTCTTCAAGCCACTTCTTGTGTAGACGAAGTGTCTCAGCAAGTTTAGTATCTTCCATCCTGTCCTCCTACTATATAGTCACTGTGACTATTACGCCGTCTTCATCGTAGTGGTACACCTCTTCGTTGTTGCGCCCAGGTAGTGTGAACGGGAACTCCGTCAATTCACTATAGGGTATTAGAGGCTTGTCCATCACGTATACGACGGTTAACTTCCTGATGCGGTTGCCATAGGACATGAGGAAGCGCACACTCTGCTCTGACCGCTTCGTTGCCTCAGCAAAGGTCCGCACAGAGAAGTACCTCTCGCCGTTTATCTCTTCCGTCATGTCCACTGGCCGCATGTCAGTACTCCTTCTGTTCTTTGAAAGGCTGTTCCATCTCCGCGACGATGAAGGCCTCTGCATCCTGGAGTGCGGCGATGATGGTCAACATCTCTTCCGCCTTCATGTTCAGGCCGTTCTTGGTGCGATACCACTTGTTGTCGTCGGCCTGGAACCATCGCCGCACGCTGGCGTACGCCTTGCCCTTGAACTCCGACACCTCGAGATGCACGTCGTAACCAAGGTCCACCAGCTTGTGTCCAGACCGGGCTTCCTGTTCCATTGGCTTGCTCACAGTTTGACTCCTTTTATCAGACAAGCTTCGATGAGCTCGTCTACAGTATCATATAGTACACACTTCTGCGGCACGCCTGGCCGCGTGAAGATGTACGTCCTCCACTCCCTATTTAGCACGTGGTCCGTGCCCTCGTCGTCCGTGCAAGCTATCAACTTGTTGCCTGCATAGTATGCTGTACTCACTTTGTACCTTCCTTCACGACTACTGTCGTCACGAACTGTATCATGCACTTATCACAGCGCCAGACACGAATGCGCACGTCTTCGCGGATGCGCTCACTCCTGAACAGGGCGTCGCTCCTGCATCTAGGACATGGGTTGGTCAATGACATGGTAGACACTCCATCTTAGTCCATATGTCAAAGTATAACTGAGGCGACACGCGAACCTCGAAGTGTAGGTGAGGTCCAGACGACGTCCCTGTGTTACCGGATAGACCTACGACCTGTCCACGGTGTACCTTTGTTCCACGTGGTACCCAGGTCTCCGACAAGTGGGCGTACATGGCCTCATAGCCAAAGGCGTCGACTATGACTATATACTTGCCATAAGTTGGGTCGTCATAAGCACAAGTCTTCACCATGCCGTCGGCTACGCTGTGCACCTGGGTGCCCTTGCGCATCGCTATGTCCCATCCACCATGATACGCGCCTGACACGCCACCGCCTGACTTGATGCGCGGACCGTCTACACTAGATACCCACTGGAGCCCACCACTCTTAAATATGTCAGGTACTTCCTGGGCGCCTATGATAGACGATGCGACTAATAGGAATAGACTAGCTTTCTTCATCGTAGGTCCTCTATAGTACGCTCAGTTAGTACCGTCTCGATCATCTCGAGGAGTTTAGCGTTGAGTTCTTCTTTCTTGGTGGCATAGGCGGTGTTGG